CATGGACAAGGCATCGCTAACGCTGGAGTTTCCCTCAGAAAAATTCGCAAAAATTTTTATGGAGAACATGTTTGTCTCGTTCGTAGCAGCAGGTATCTCAAAAGAATCTAATATGAACTTGAATGTAATGTTCCCAATGGAGAATGATAATGAAGAAGAAGGCTTTGAATTCGGTAGCTAATAAGCCAGCTACAAAGTTTTGGCGTAAGGGAGAATGGTTTGACATTCTTGAAGCCAAGCACTATAATAAGGAAGAGTTGAATGCTCTTCAGCAACTGCATCTGGAAGGGTTGGTAGATCTGTATGCCACCCGGACAGCTGAAGCTTGTCGATACAAGCACATTGCTGATGAGAACGGTCAATTCATTTCAGCTGAGTACATTGAAGGCTCAGAACGTATGGTAGAAATGCCTTCCTATGCAGATCAATGGAAGGATGATTTCAAACGG